GCCCTTTTTCCTCTTTATTTCTAATCCAAATAATTCCATACTAATATTTATAACACATCAAAAGGGTTCTTATAGAACTCTTTCAAAGTGAGAATATTTGAATGTAACATCTGTTGTAGTGATTTCATCACCACCTGAGGCGTCCATATCAATAGCTGCTATGGTTGTAGGCCACATATTGTAAAATTCATATGTAGCTACTACTGAATCATCTCTACCTAATTGAGATATAGTTGCTTTATCTACCATATATTCATACCCAAGAGACTCTACTGTAGAAGTGTCCATAGGAATTATAGTTCCCATCCATTCTTCTATAGCGTTTCTCGCTGAGAATTCTGAATCGTTGTAGATACCAACTGTCCAATCTTCAAAGGTTCTGTTTCCAGCTATGTTAAACTTCAACCCTCTGTGAGTTATTTCAATAGGATCAATAGTTTGTCCAGGTAATGCTGCAGTCTTACATAAAAACTGAATTTTGTTACCTGATCTTGGTATGAATACCTCAAACCTATTAGCTCTTAGACCAGCTCCGACTAGGTTAGCTTTAAATTGGTTTATAGTTGCCATTTCTTACCTCCCTTATAACGCTGTCGCTGATTCTTGAACACCACCTGGAGCTCCGTAGACTTCTTCAAAATCTACACCACTTCTAGATGCTACAAAAGTTAAAGTTATGAAGTTGATTGATCTCGCTGGCTTCACAAATATTGAAGCAACGAATTGAGAACTATCAACAACGCCTGCTGTGTTATTAGACTCGTCACAAATAACTTGGAAATCATATATTCCTCGTCTACCTTGTACTTGTCTTAAGAAAGGTTCTACAGCTGATCTGAAATTAGCTCTTGTAAATGAATCGTTGAATTCAAATAGTTGGAACTTAGCTGCTGTTGAAATTGCTTTCTCTAACACTATGAACAATCTACGAATATTAATTCTTGAGAAAGCACTACCATCATTAGCTGCTAATGTCTTGTCTCCGAATAATACTGTTCCTTGTCCTGAGAATGTACAAACAGGATTAACTCTAGCTCTATAGAGTAAGTCTCTATCTTGTTGAGTAGGGTTAAACGCTAGTTTTGTAACACCGAAAATTTGACCACGGTTGAATCCTGCTGGTGAATACCATGCGTCATTCGTAAAATCAGTTTTGGCACATAGGCCAGCTACTGATCCGTTGTCTGGTACATAAATGTATCTATCATTGTACCTATCATATTGATATAACCAATTTGAACTCATTACAGCGTAACTTGAAGAATTCAATGTATCAGCTGTTGCTTTCACATTTGTTGCTCCAGAAACTCCTGAATCAACACAATCTGATTTGATTGGTGAAAAGAACACTACACAATCCTTTCTGTCTTCTGCTATATTCATTAATTGGTTGTAATAACTAGTAGCTTCTGCTCTCGTATTGACTGCACTGCCACTACCATTGTCAGCTTGATTTGAACCTGATATTAGTAAAGAAATATCTTGGTTGTCTGCACTACCAAAGTGTGTATCCCATGCTACTATTTTCTGAGCTGTTGTTGGTTGTCTTCCATCAGCACCATTGGTGAATGAAAGATTATCAGGTAAAGTACCTGTACCAAAAGTAACTCCCGCTGCGGCTGAACCAGCTGATGTCATAGTAGAACTATGATCTAACCAGTAAACATATTCGCTTTGGTTTTCAATAATTGTGACATAGTAGTTAGTTGCACCGAAGTCATTTTTTCCATCAGAAGCTTTTGAAACTGCTTCATATCTTTCTAAAACTGTGTTAGGGACACCAGTAAGGTCTCCATCTTCGTCAAGAACAACGATATGCATCTCATCATTCGCGCCTGCACTTGCTCTACCAGCTGCATAAGCTGATGTTCCAGGTGCACCGTTGAATTGTTCAGCAAATTCCCACTCTCTAGATATATTAACACCACTTGAAACAGCAGCGGTCAATCCTTGAGTAGAATCGTCTTCTTGTGCAATAGTAACTGTCGCGGCTCCGGTTGAACCTGAATCAAAAGCAATTGCTGATATTTTGTATCTAGTTGTATCTGATCCAATAGCTGTAAGAATGTCACCTACTATGAATTTCTCACCTAGAGTTACTTCGATTGAAGTACCATCTATAGCAGAAGTTCCATTAGTTGTTGTAACACTAGCTTGACTATATGGATTAGCTCCACCACAAACCTGGATTTTAAGTGAATTACCTAAATCTCCAGCATATCTAGCACCATAATTACCAACAGCGGCTGCACCGGTGTTGTAATTATCTCTGTAGTGTGTCAAGTTTTTGATTAACAAAGACTGTCCACTTGTTGTTGTCGCGTTAACCATATTAGTTGTCGCGATTCGAACTACTTTTAAGTCAATCCCGTAATCTAGAAAGTTAGCTGCAGGGTAAAAATGCTCTGCTGCTATATCTGTATTAGCGGGTTCCCCGAATGATTCTACAAGTCCTTTATTAGAACTTACTGTAGTAACTTCTTCGGCTGGACCCCAACCGAAATGACCACAATATGCTCCTGTCGAACTTGAGACCGCAGGAATAACATTAGTAGCATCTATTTCTTGAACCTGTACACCAGGCGAAACTTGAAATGCCATTTTGTTTTTCTCCTAAAAATTTATATTTCGAAATATAATTTTATTATTAAAGTTAAATAATGAGATTATCTCATCATTACCTAGTATTTATAATTTAGTAAACTTTTACATCATCAACAACGGTCCATACATCACCACCTTCTTTATAAGTTTGTTCTGTATTTGAACCATCATCTATAATACCAAAAGGTACCATATCATCTTCTATCATTTGTTGTTGCTCATCATATAACATTTTCTTCAATTCTAAGTCTGTTAAACTTTGAAAATATGGTGTTGTTACAAACCATGAGAATAATACAAGATTCATGACTAAATCATCATGATTTCCACCATCTGCCTCGTAAGATATACCTTTACCAACGAAAGTAACTAATTCATTGATTGTAAACTTATCAATTACTCTTAATTTGTTTTCTTCCATTAACTCTTTAAGAGTAGAACAACCTATTTGTTTGACTTTTCGTGTCATTGTAACACCAATACCACTAGATTTTACTGTAGATTGACTAAATACATTGGGATATTCTATATCGTAATGAAGACTATTACAAACTATTTGACCTTGATCATTGTTTTCTACTACAACTAAAGCTTCATTATACATTTGAGCGTATTTAGCTATTATATCTGGAAAAAGTAATGGTGATATCATATTATCTCGATATATACCAACTTGTTTAAATGGTTTTTCAGATACATCAAATATAGAGAATGTAGAATAGTCTTGTCCACGACCTTTAGCGACATCAACTGTCATAACATATTGAGAATCTTTTCTGGGTTCTTGATATAGATGTATATTATCTCTAGTCCATATTGGATCGTGTCCTTGTAAACCTAGTAATGTATTAGCACTAATCAAAGTATTACCTGTACCAAGAAATGAGTTTCCGAATTCTTGTTCAAATTGTAATTCAGAAGTATTCGCTATCGTCTGAGCTTTCCATTTTTCATCTCTACCTGGTACATCCCACCAATTAATAGTATATGGTTGATATTCATTCTTTTCATTTTGAGCACCTTCATAAAGTTTATGATACATATTACCGATACCATTAGCTGTAGATGTTATGATAACTTTTGATTTACCACCTGATGTTACAACTGGATATGTAGATGTATAAAACTGTTCAGCGTTATCTACGAACGCGAACTCATCAAGATATAGTAAGTTTACTGATAGACCACGAATAGAGTTGGCACCTGTGGCTGAAGCTATAATTCTACTATCATTTTCGAATTCGATTGAACCTTTGTTTAGTGTCTTTGTACCTGGTTGTAGAAAGAAAGGGACATGCTCTAACATAGTTGTGATACGAGCTAACATCTCTCTAGCTGTAGAACCTTTGTTCGCGAGAATAGCTATTGTTTGTTCTGGTTGAAATAAAAGATACCAGACTAGATAAGCACAAGTTGTAATTGATTTACCACTTTGTCTACACGCGAGTACGATACTGAAACGACTCTCATCAAAATGTGTAATAAGATCGTCTTGATATCCTCTGAGTTTGAATGGTACTAAACCTTCATCTAGTGAAATAATTTTAATATAGTTCTCAATAAAATGTGTAGGACTTTCCATACACTTTTTATATTCTAATATTTCTTCTTCTGTCCATTGAGACTGTACACCAGCTCTCTTGACATTTATATTACCTAGATAACCTTCATTTTTGTGCATTATTTCTTAACAACTTTTGTAATTCAGCTGATGAACCTACAAAAAGATTATTCTGTACTTTATCTGGCATTGAATTATCTTTATCTAATTCTTTCATCTTAGCTTGTAAGTCAATTAACTTTTCTGTTGTTTCTCCGACTGTCTTAATTAGTTGACCAGCTACCTCATAAACTCTAGGGTGTTCTGATTCTTTAGCGATGTCTAATATACCCTCTATAGCGTCTTGTCCTCGCTCTACAAGACCGTAAAAGATTTCTCTAGAGTATTTGTAGTCATTACCTTTGTCTTGTTCATTAGATGAAACTACAGGTAAATTCTTTTCGGCTTGTACTATTTCTCCTTGTATGTCAAGAAGTTCGTCTAATTTTTGATCGACTTTACTCATAATAAGTATTTAGGGTTATTTAGGATCGCTAGATTTATCGTCTGAATATGTTACTGTAGGTTGTTCGAACCATTCTGTTACTTCGTTGTATGTGATATCATCATCAGCATCAGCGTCTTGAGGAATAGGTGTTACGACTTGTTCAATAACTCTACCGGCACTATCTGTATCAGTAATTTTACCACCACCTTGTTCCATATATGTTCTAACTTTAGCTGTTCTAATAACTTCTGAATCAGTTACAGGTCCATAGAGATAATTTTTCATAGTAAACTCTAAAGTATATGTTAGTGCTTGTCTTGTTTCTAAATCACCTTCGTATGTATCTTCTTGAGTAACACTTGTTAAAATAATAGGTACATCTCTTTTATCACCCATACTTGGTACTGTATTGATTGTAACTGTATAATCAGGTTGAAAATATGGTAGTATCTGTTCTACAATTTGTAGTCCATCGTCTGTATTCTTGACTAAAATACTTAATGTAAAACCGAAATTATATGGTACAGGTGCATACTGATATTTCATTTTCTGAGGATTTGTAGAATCGACTGTTTTGAATTGAGTTTTTTTAGTTAATTTTCTTGTACTGTCATATTCAATAGCAGTTAACTCAAATCCCATTCTTGGTAATGTAATAGCTATAGCTTTAGCTGTTGGATCAAGTGTAGATTGAAGACGAGCTATCCATCTAGAACGAGGTCCATAAGCTAATGGAACAGGTATAACTTTTCCGTCTGTTCTTTCAATCGTAATATTATTAAATAATGTTCCGAATACTGAAACAGCTCTTTTAATTGTTGAATGATAAAAATGATTACCGAACATTATGTAGCATCTCCGAATGGGTTAGCTTCTGAAAAATCAATAATTCCATCAGCATCTGTTTCTATTTCTAAGTTAAATGCACCTGGGTCATTTGACATTTCTTGAGTTTCACCTACACTATTGACACTTCTTCTAGATGCTAAACTATCTTCTAGAACTATGTTATCATGTGATGTAGTGTCACCCATACCTGACTCTAATGATATAGCATCACCTTGAGTAAATGTTTCTAGTTTAATATTATCTGTACCTGTTATACCATCTGTTATATAACTTGGTAATTCAACACCCGCTGTACCTGTTTCAAAGTCTATGTAATACCCTTCTTGACCCGTACCCGATAAAATGATTTTATCGTTGTCTAAGGAGTCCTCAGCGAGTATATTACCTTCTGTTGTGTCTGTGAGTACAAAACTTTGATATGTGTTTGTTGTATCATTAGTTGATATTTTACCTATAGATAATTTGTTTGTGTCTTCACTCCAAGCGGCTACAGTACCTTGAATGATAATTGTATCTGTAATCATTTGTGATACTTTTTCACCAACAACAAAGTCTCTTAATGTTGGAGTATTTGCTAATGTCAATGTTGTAATAGGACCTGAAGCTAAATCCATATCTGTATCAATAGCTTCAATGTTTGTATCAAAATCTTCACCTGAATATTCGTAAAGATCACAACTCATCTTGAAAGTATAAAGTTTACCTAATTGATAGAATACATTTTCATGTTCTACAAATTTAATTTGAAATAAACTGTTTGATAAAGGGAAATAAATTAAATCACCTTCATTCGGTCTTAATCCTGTCGCTAGATTAGCATCTAATGAAACGAATCTTTCCCAACTTCTTCTTGATATAATAAATGAAGCTGACTCTCTAGTTTCAATACCGAACTTAGAGTATAGTTCTCCTTCACCTTCAAATCCTTCAGTACCTTCTAGATACATTTCTACTTCGTAAGCATCTTCAAAACTTGATTCAGCCGCATCACCTAGAATAGTATCTTCGTTTACTATACTTCTTGGTAAGTAATAACAATTATGCCCATAAAATCTTAAAGACTCAACAATTAAATCTTCTACAAGATTCTGTTCAGTCTTTACAGCATGATTGAAAAATACATTTGTAGCCATTTTAGATTAATCTCTGTTCTATTGTTTCTATTCTCTTTTCTAAAGCGGCTATTGTATCATCTTTACTACCCAATTTTTCATTTAATTCTTGGACTGCTTTTACAAGTCTAGCATTGATAACTTCATGTTTAAGAACTTTTATATCACCTTCAAAATCTCTTGAAGTATCTTCTGGATCAGGTGCTGATGTTCTTTCTTCAACTGCTTCAGGTATAACTGTTTCTACTTCTTGTGCTATAAACCCTTCTTGATGTCCAGCTTTTCTTGGGTCTTTCCAAGTAAATGTTCTCGGTCTTAATAGATTTATTTTATCTAATTGTCCATTACTCATATCATATATGTTTTCTTTTAATCTTTTGTCTGAACTAATCGCTGTACCATTAGCTAATGTAGGTGAACCACCTGATGTAAGTATTATATTTGTAGCATCTTGTCCTGTTAAATAACAATTACCACCACTATTACTATTCCAACCTGATGTTCTTGTTCCTACTCTAGCACCTAATCCAGCCCAAGCCATAATTTGTACTTTTTGTCCACCATTTTGAACAATGATTAAAGCATTTTCAGAAGTATTAGGTGAACTACCAAATTGACTTGAAACATTTAAATTTCCAATTGTATCACCTTGGTGACTTGATTTCATTAATATACCACCAGATGAATTCATCTGCATAGCTAAACGGTGATCCGAAGTAGCATTATAACCAGCATTTACATACCAATAATGATTTTGTAACCCTCTATGAGCTCCATCAGCTGAACCATAATACACGGCATTATTACCATTTTGATTAAATACTTGAAAGACACTAACGGTATTGTTTGTATACATATAAGATGTAATACCAGCAGTTTTATTTGTATTATCTGTTCGATTACTACCCAATCTTATATCTTCATAACCACTACCAATAATATCTAATTTAGCTACAGGAGCTGAGTTATTTATACCAATAGCACCATCAGATTGAATCTTAAATCTTTCACTATTACCACCTGAACTAACAACAAAGTCAGCTTGTGCTCTAATAGCAAGATCACCAGCAGCACCACTTCCTACAAGGGCTTCAGAATCACCTATATAACCAGTAAGTGAACCTGGAGTACTACTAATGTCACTTAGTTGAAGTTCTATATATCCACCATCTCCATGTGTACTTTCAACAAGCATCGGAGAATTAGTTGATGTATTAATATGTAAAGTAGCTCCCGGTGAACTAGTTCCCATACCAATCTTATCAGCACTACCATCTACAAAAAATAGATTTTGTTCATTATCTCCTTCTATCATAAAATCTACTGCTGCACCGCGATCATTAAATGTTTGGGCAGCATCTGCATTAAAAGAACTTGGAGTTTCCCAAGCTACTCCACTTCCTGTAGAAGTTAATACTTGTCCGTCTGAACCTTGTGCACCACCAACTGTTAGGTTGTCTGTTTCTAAAGTTCCGTCAATGTCTACATCACCACTTATATCTAATGTGGCTGCATCTAACTCACCTGTAAGTGTAATGTTTCTAAAACTAGCTATGTCTTTGTTACTATCTACAACTATAGCTTTAGAAGCTGCTACAGTTCCTGCTGTAACTCCATCTAGAACATTCAATTCTTCTGGTGTAGATGTAATTTGTGTAACTGAAGCGGCCGCTAATACAGGTAATGTTCCTGATACATTCGGTAAACTGATTGTTCGATCACCTGTTGGATCGACTGTTGTTAATGTTGTTTCGTGAGCGTCTGCTGTAGCACCTTCGAATAACACAGCGTTCTGTGCATTCATAGTAACTGTATCAACTTGAGTTGTTGTACCTGTTACTGTTAAATTTCCTGATACTGTTAGATTACCCGCGAATGTGGCGTTCTCTGAACTGTCTGCTGTTAAGAATGTAGCGTCACTAGAATCTGAAATTCCAGTAGACAACATACTTCTACTTGGTTTTGTTATAGCCATTATATTATCCTATCATATCCATTACAGGTAATTCATATCCTAATCTCAATTCTTCTTCTAGTTGAGTTAGTTCTTCTTTAGCGTCATCAACTAATTGTCTTCCATTAAGAGTTATACCACCTGGTAAAAGAACTCCGTCAAACTTAATTAAGTTCTGTCCCCATTGTAATTTTAGTTTAGCTGTTGTATACTTCTTCAACCATACATCATTATAGATATCTGTATATGTTGTTGGATCCATTTTTCTGATAGCTTCTATGACAATATATTCTCCAGCTGTAATATTACCTTGCCAATCCATATCAATATATAATCTGTTTCCATGTTTACTATGTCTCATGAACGCTGAACCCACAAGCATATCGTCTAACATACCTAGATGTTGTTGTACCATTTCGTAATGTAGTATAGAAGTAGATGTTAAATCATACAAGTCATGTAATCTTAACTGATATCTAAGATCAAACATATTGTTAGTACTAGAACTGATATCTAATACACGAACAACTGAAATAATAGATTCTGGTAATTCGATATAATTATTACCTTCTTGCCATGTTGTACCACCACTATCTGAACCACCACTAGAAGAACTAACTACATTAGAGTTTGTTTTCTGATTGTCTATTTCAGTTTGTGTAATTTGATGTTTAAAGTAAGTTCGTATAGTTCCATCATAATGATATTCTTGAAAAAACTGTATAGCGTCATCTAAGATATCATCAGCTTGATCATCATCAACATTGATTTCTACTACTGGTGCACCTAATTGTCTCTTACAATAAGATAAGAGTTGAGCTTTTGTTGCTGGTATTGCCATATATAAATCCTCTGTTAGTACTATTTATATCAAATAGAACTTTAGAGTCTATATTCTTTGGCTGCTGCTTCTTGTATTCGATCTAATTTATCGTTAAGTTTTTCTAGTTGATCTAGAATTCTGTTCATGTCTTCTGCCATTTCTCTCTTTGATACATAATCTCGAGCGATTTCTTCTCTTGTTTTGTTTAATAATATGTCTTGTCTTCTCATTTCATCATGAGTGCTTCTAACCCACCAAGCAAGAGGTGCTAATACTAATGTTAGTATAACATTCCAAATCATATGTGACATTTCAATTTCCATATTATCTAATTCGTATAATCTTGACCATATACTATAGTACAAGGTGCATATCCTGAACTTGCTCCATCATACCCTCTATTATTATCTCCAGCTGTTCCAACACCAATTAAAACTTGAGTTGAGTGATTTACACTAGATTGAGTATCATTCGCTGAACTAAATGCTGTCCATGGACCCAATGCACCATTTGTTGAATAGTGATTCCTAAGTTCATTCATCATTCTTGAAGCCTTATAATGATAAACATAATTATTTTGAGCAGCACCACTTCCATCAAAAGCGTGATATTGAGTAAGATAATTGTAATTACCGTTTTCAGCATCAGATATACCCCAAGTAGTTTCTCCACCACAATATGGACCGTTAGCATCATTTGAGTATCCTGTAAAATGATCTAAACTAGCACCACCAGTTCTGTAAGCCATTCCACATCCAGTGTAGTTCTGATTAACAGCAATAACAACTTCAAAATCTCCTGTAAATATATGATCTATAATATTTGCAGAGTACCCTGAACTCTGCTGAGTCCATTCTTGTCTAGTAGAATCTATTGAGCCTCCAGACTTATCGCCACCCGAACCTCCTGCTGTGTAAGGTGTTCTCCAATAGTATTTAAATACTGCCATGTTATTCTCCCGGTAGTGACGAATCTAAGTCACCACTTACAGAAGGTGTAACTTCTGTTAAATTAAATTTGTATGATTTTCCATTTCTATGATTAATTAAATACAACTCATCTTCTCCCTCTTGAATTGTATAATTTCCCCATGTACCATCAACTTTGTTACCACCATTTTCATTACTCATGTGTAAATCCGTGGTATATAAATTTCTCCATCTACTTCCGATACCACCTAAATCATAAGAATTGTCAGCACCAGGTAAATAGTTACCTCCACTCCATTTAGCCCTTACTGTCCCACCCGTATATACACCTATTTCATTAGCAGAATACTCCATAAAATATGTATCTTCATCAGCAGATAGGGCGAGTTTTTTACCTACTTTTATAGATACATCTCCCCCAGCTGTGATATGGAATCTTTCTGTATTATTAGTGGCCAATATCGTTGGTAGATTACTTACAGTACCAAAAACCATTGCATTTTCAGTATTACCAGTAAACAAAGTACTGCTGTTGTTATTATCCATACCAGCAATACCTTCTTGAGTCTTGCCATCAGTATAAAATCTTACAAAGCAATCTTCTTGACCATTATTGTTTGAATCAGCTTCTAATCTAAGTTCTATGCCAACAGCACTTTTTACATGAAGTTGTGTATCTACTGTAGCTCCAGTTCCTATTCCTAGATGACCACCAGCTGACATATCGAATCGGGCTGCTTCAACACCAGTTCCATTATCGTTACCTACAAATACTATATCTTTGTCTTGGACTCTAGACTCTAGTTTAAAGTCACTACTAGCATTTTCAAAACGACCTATCTCTGTACCACCATCTTTAAAGTCAACTACTCCACCATCTGAATCAAGGTGAATTTGTCCTGAAATATCAAAAACTAAATTACCATTTCCAGCTTCTACTTGTGCGTGTGTTCCATCACTATGTAAAACAAAATCTGTACCTGCACCAAAAACTAAATAATTACTATCACCAAGTTTTACATCATGATTAAAAGTAGCCGTTCCGGCATCAGACATATCAAGAGTTAGAGCTGTAACGGCTGAACCACCATCATCACCTTTAAAGATAATGTCTTTATCTTGAACAGCTGATGTGATAACAAAATCACTAGAAGAATTAGATAAGCTACC